TGGTCGATCAGCTCGATCGATTCTTTGAAGAAAAAGCGCCATACGCAGGTGAAAACGTAAGCCGACTGCGCTGGCATTCGGCAGCGATGCTCGGTTATGACATTACGAATAATCACAGTCTAGATCAGCACTATTCATGGTCGCTGGCAGCAATATCTGGGCTAGAAGATGCCCTTCGCAGATCCAACACTCAGATAAAGGATTTTCCAGTCCTTCGCCTGCAAGCCCAAGGACTGGGATTGCGCCAATTTCGGCGCGTTTATGACCTGGAGGTCAATGTGAGCAAAACCCCTATAACTTCATTCGAAGCTGGCGTCGTTTCTGCGCTTGGAGCTATCTCTGTCTATCTGCGTTCGCGCCCAGACTATGACGAGGCGGAGCTCAGCAAGGTTGTTGAATTTTTCAAGAACGCGCGGCAACCGGACGCTGAGTCCGTCGCATTCAATACAGCACTTGATGCGGTGGGCGGCGATCTAAGCAACGTTCAAGAAGCTATCAAAAATAGCGTAGGCGCTACCCCGCGCTGATTTAAGATTGCGCATTGTCGCGGATGACAACTCCGACAATGCGCACCTTCCCGTTTTCGGTCATTTCAAATGGCTGACTCATAGCTCTCTCCAGCGGCTCTGCCGCGTCATGTGGTTGGTTGCGCATCTTTGTGCCTGAGGATCAGGCGTGTTCGATCCAGCCAAGGCCCGCCGAAGACGATGATCTCGCTTGGCCGACCGTAGAGGTGGTGCAGCAGAAAAGGACCAGGCCCGAAGGTGGCTGCATCCTCACCAAGTAATGCTGGTTCGATGCCGAGAAAGATCCCGGCATGGTTTGGATGAACTGTCCGCCCGACCGTCATGACGATCATGTCGCCACGCTGTGGCCGGTCCACCTTCACGAAGCCGGCGGCCTCGTAATTCGACTCGTACAGGCTCGCATTATCGGCGCTCTCCCACCAACCATCCTCGCGTTTGAAAGTCTCGAACTCAAGACCCCACTCGCGCTTGTACCACTCGGCACAAATCGCCCAGCAGTCCCAAACACCATGGACAAATGGTCGTTTCAATAACGGGACATCGCCGGTAGGCATCACAGTCCGCAGGTCGCCCTCGGGCCAGCTGAGAATGTGCCACGGCATCGCGGTCGCCTCGCACATCGCGAGATCGCGCGGCGAAGGCCTGCTGGTCGCGTCCGGGTGTGAATGGACGATACCGATCACTTCACCTATGTCTTCCGCCGCGGCGTACTGCTCCGGATCGATTCGAAACTCTTCGTTCGGTTCGGTCGAGATATTCCGGCACGGGTAATACTGCTGTTTGCGCCCAATGCCCAGCAGCAGGCCGCAGCACTCTTTCGGGTACTCGGCGGCAGCGTGAGCTTGGATCGCGCTCAAAATGTGCTTGCGCATGGTCAACTCCGGGCGATCAATGAAACGGCGGGGAAGCCGCCAAACGGCAGCGGGTTGCCCTCACCGAAGCGTGGGATGCAGCCACGCCCCAGCGTTGCATCGCACTCGTCCAGTTCCGGGTTATCTGTTTGCACACCGTCCTTGGTGAAATATGGTCCGGTCCAGCCGCAGCTCGGTCCCCGGTAGCCGCCCGTGAGGCACCAATGGCAAAGCGTGGTCGCCTGCCGGCCGATTGATTCGCCGCCGACGTCGCCCGGGCTGGCCAACTCCCAGCTGACCGTCTCCCCGTCCTCGTTCGTCTTCTGGTCGATGTACCAGACCTCGATCGTCTCTTGGGTTGGATCTGTCGTGGGATTCCCACTCGGAAAGTTCTGCGCATCCAGGTACGTGCCCAGCGTGTGGCGCATGGTCAGCTTGAACTCGAGCAGGTCGTCGAACGCCAGGCACAGCGCGGTGACGCGCCCGTTGACGTTGCCGACAGACAACGTTGGCCGGACCGCAGTGCCATCGCCGTTGGCCTCAATGCCGTCGATCTGCATCGGCCAGGCGCCGTACTCGTTGCCCTGGAACCAGATCGGCTTCGCGGGCAGTTGGTCAGCATCCGCACCAGCAGCAATCAACTCTTCGGGAGTGTGCGGAATAGCATGCCCGTGGAAGCGCAGCACATCCGCCCCGTAGTCCGAGCCGTCCAATTCAAAGAGCAGCACTTCGCTGCCAGGCTCGAGGACCTGGATGTCACTGATCAGCGGCATGGTTGCCCCTTATGGTTGGAATGCACGGTCGAAAGTGGATGTAAGCTTGAATACGCTCCCGCCCATAGGGGTAGGAACCGGCTTTTTGCAGGTGAACAAACCAAGTTCGCCGAGTGGAGTGGTCCAGAGGAACGCCTTGGCGCCGGCATGCCGATCAAAGAACGCCATGATCTCCAGCACCTTGGCCTTGGGTCCTGTGTAGGAGATCGGGTAGGAGTCCTCTTTGTTGTTCGGACCATCGCCAGACTCTTGCTTGTAGCCATCACCAAACTGTGCGGTGCGCACCCGATAGGTGATATCGGGCGCGTCTCCATTTTGTGTTGGCCAAGTGAAGCGCTCGATCGCCATCAGGCTCTCCCATTAACGTTTCGAAAACTGACGCCACCGGCACGCCAAGAGTCGGCAACAGCCCTTTCTGCTGCTGCCTTCATTTGTGTTTGGAGGTTCTGCTGAAGCGCTTGCTGGTCGATCTGCATGCCTTCCGAACTCCGGTCTTGCGTGATCACGCTGACTGGTGCGTTGATGCTGATTGACGAGCCGCCAGCGCTATTGCTGATCGCTGCAACGCCTGGCCCCGCACCGGAAGTCAGCGGTGTCACGCTGCCGCCATTTGCGCCTGTCATGAGGTAAGACCTGCCGCCCTGATTAAAAAGCTCAGGTCCCTTCTCGTTCACCTCGTAGAAAGTGTTCGGATCGACACCGCCGCCAACAGCACGACCTCCACCGAAGGAAACAGATGCAGAGCTGGCATCAAACTGGCTGCTAAAACTCTGAGCACCAGCTTCAGCCCCGCCAGCTGTTGCAGAACCTGTCGTCCCGCTACCGGTGAAGTAGCTTGTAGCGGCGCCTACCAAGCTACCGAGCAAGGCCGAACTGGCCTGCCGAGTAGCGATACGCGCCATATCCGCCAAGATCGATTTGGCGAAGTCCCCGAAAGAAGCCTTCCCGGTCATGGCGAAGTTGACGATCGAGTCTTCCATCGAGCTGAAGGCATTGGTGAACAGGCTTTTCGTCTGGCCGGCAACATCTCGTGCCGATTCCAGATAGTTCTGCCACGCGGACGATGCGCCTGCGCTCCAGTCGCCCTGGGCCGCGGTCATCTCGTCATAGTTGGATTGCACGGTGTCATGCAGGTCCTGCTGCGTGACTTTCAGAGCAGCAAGCTTCTTGGTGTACTCGTCGAGACTCATGCCTCGGGAGCCATCGCCGTACTGGTTGGCCAACTCCAGTCGCTGCTGGTTGAAGCGGTCGTCGATTCCGTTTTGCTGATCCGTCAGGCCACGTTGCCGGTCACCTTGGCCAGGGCCGGAAGCCGCCTGCAAGCCCTGCTGGCGCAGTGTCTCGACTTGTTGCTGTAGGGCGCTGGTGTAAGTGCTGACAGCCAAGGTCTGCTTCCGTAGGCGACCTTCTTCGTTTGTGGCAATGACCGACAGTTCGCTGTCGCTGTCCTGCTGCGCCTTGACCATGGCAGTTCGGGCGTCGGCGATCTTTTGATCGAGCTGAATGATCTGAGCGCCGGTCGTGCCCTTCTTCGCCTTGGCCGCTTCAAGCGCATCGATCTCCGCCTGGTAGCCCTGAGCGACTTCAGTGGCCTCCTGCTGCAACAGGCTGACGCGTTGTTCTGTGTAACTGGCCTGGCTAATCACTCCGGCGCGCTGAGAGGCTTCGAGTTCCTTGTCGGCGTTTTTGTAATAGGCCAGCGTTTCAGCCAGGGAGTTTTTCGCGTTGTTGAAGCCGGTGGTGTCGACGCTTCCCGCAGCGACTTTCGGATCCTTGAACTTGTCGTTGAGATTCGCGATGTTCTTCGCCACCGCCGCCGGATCCAATCGGGCGTCGTTCGGGCTGGTCTTGCGAATATCATCGAGGCTTTTCTGGTAATCCTTGATCGCCTCGGCGCGCTTCTGCTCGTTGGTCAGCGAGGACTTGGTAATCGCATCAACCTTCGACATCGCGACAACTGCGCTTTGCTGCGCCTTTGCCTGCTCACCGTCGTATTTGGCAATGTCGGCTGCCGCGGCCTTCTGATCCTCCAGCATGTTGAGCTGGTTGCTGTAGACCTCGACCATCTCTTTCTGGTTTTGGAACAAGCCGACATCGCCGGATTGGGCGGATGCAAGATTGCGCCGGGCCTGCTCGATTTCAGCGTCGATATCCGGCCGGCCGATGTTCTTCAACCCATCCGCTGCCCGGGCGACGGCGTTGTAGCCTTTCTCCCAGAAGCTCAGGTTTTCAAGGATTCTCGGCGTGCGCTCATTGATTGCGTCCGCGTATTGCTCGGTCGCCAGCTTCACGGCACCAGCGTGGTCGCCCTGCTCTTCCAGAGCAGCGATCTGCGAGTAAACCGAGGCAGTCAGGTAGTGATACTGCTCGTTCAGCGCGGCAGATGCCTTGACCGGATCGTCTGCCAGCTTCGCGAACTCAGCGACCGTTTCGCTGACGGCCTTGCCGGTGACCTCCTGCATGGAAACGGCAGCCTGGGTGATG